CCACAAACATCTTCAGAAAGTCGGCATGAACATGTTGACGGTAGCCATCGTCATCATCCTGTTTACAGAGGTAAATTGCACCACTTCTATCGTCATGTCTGAGCTGCTGATAATACATTCTCTTGCCGCACTCCGCGCAAAAGACTTTTCGAGGAAAGCTATCTCGCATGTCGTCAGTATAGCTTGCGAAGTCTTTCTGCCTTTTTATTGCGTTTTTGGTGAGCATTTCCTGGACACGATCGAAATCATCCTTGTTTATGATAGGCTCGTGCATGTTATGCCAGACACACCATTCCTCTTTCGGAGTTTTATGCTCCGGGATGTTTTTGTAAAGGATGATGCGTCTTTTCCCCCATACATGGTCACCGATGTACCTGGGATTGCGTAGTATATCTGTTACTCTGGGTTGATTCCAATAGTCCTCTTTTTCAAGTTCTTGATGCTTTTCAACCGTCAGTTTGTATTTCAGTGGGGTCATGATTCCCAGCATATTCAACTGACGCGCGATTCTATCAGAACTATAGCCCATAAGATACCAGCGGTAGATCATCTGGACGATGGGAGCCGTATCAGGATTCGGAACAAAAATGTTCTTCTCTTTATCTATGCTATATCCATACACGGATCGAAGCAGTTTCACGTCTCCGTTCTTTCTATGGAGATCATTATACGCAGTGAGCTTGCGTGAAAAATCCTTCGCGTACATTTCGTTGACGAGGTTCTTTATCGGGAGTGCGATGCTGTTAACATCTTCTTCTCTATTGCTGTCGAAGTTGTCATTAATAGCGATCAGACGTACATTGAGTTTTGGAAGGAGCGTTTCAATGTAGTGTCCGGTTTCCAGGAAATCTCGTCCGAAACGGGAAAGATCCTTAACGACAATGCACTGTATTTTCCCGGCTCTCACATCATCCATCATCCGAATGAAATCCGGTCTGTTAAAGTTTGTCCCTGTATAACCGTTATCTATATATGTCTCTACGAGTTTGAATTCTGGATGCTCTGCGATGTAATTCTGGAGCATCATGACTTGCGTATGGATGCTGGTATCCTCGTCTTTTTCAACGGAGAGACGCGCATATATACCTGCGTTGATCTGATTCTGCAGTTCTGTTACGGTAATTGGAAGTTCTTCTTCCGTTCCTGTATTCCTTCTGCTTTTTCTTGCCATGTCAGGTTTTCTCCCATTCTGCAAACCATTCCTGGGGCAATTTCTCAAACCACTCCAAATAGTACGGAATCAGCTTCACTCGCTCAAACCGGTAAACCATTACTTTAGCAACAAACTTGTTCACGGTCTGCTCGATAAATCCATCCTGGCTGCTATAGGCGCTGTACAGCTTGGCCCAAGGATTCTTTTTACTGAACAACTGATGGATTTCCTCAATCTTCGTAAACTGGTTTTGCAATTCTTCATCCAGTAGTTTCAATTTTTCCATCATGGAAGAACTAATGTCTTTCGATTCACTTGCTCTCATGATCTGAGCATCCAATTCAAGCATCTGGACAAATATCACGTTCGCTTCAGTCCGGATCGGGGCAATCATCATCTCTTTTTTCGCCACCGCGTCCTTGGTTTCAAACATGGTCATCGCGTGATCCGCCATTTCTTTTTGAATCTGTAGTTGCTGACCAATGCTGTTTTCCGTCTCAGTACAGGAGAGTGTCAGTTTTTCATACAGGCGAACAGCCGGGGCCGGATACTTGAAACGGAACATCCGTGTACCATCTCTTGTGTTTATATGGACCGCCAGCGGCCAGTCGGTCTCCAAATCATACACTTTCGTACCGAAAACCCGGTATGGCTTCTCTATCTCCTGTTTGTATCTGACCAGAGATCGTTGCTTGAATAAATCTTGGGCAGCATCAAATTGCCCCTGTTCGATGATCGGCGGACATGATAGCAGCAAACGTTCATCTCCGATGCACTGATACCATTCTCCAATATAAATGCGGTTTTGAAGGATGTTGGATACCATGTGCTTAGTCCATACGCTGTGATTATATTTGTATCGCCCCCCGGATGCTTTCCAACGGTATACCGCGCAGGTTTCTCTTCCCTCATCATTTAGATGAGCTGCGATCTCTTTCACGGTCTTTCCACCGCAGAACAGGTCAAAGATTTCTCTTATGATTCCTGCTGGCTCTTGGTCAACTACAAGCTGATCCTTTGCGATGCGGACATAGCCATAACGTCGGTAAGCTGTTCCCTCAAAGAACTCCTCGTTCATGCGGTAGGCCAGCTTGCCTCTGAACTCACCGAGCTTTCTTTGCAAGTATTCAGCTACCTCTTCCGGGGTAGCTTCAGCGGAACTGAACTCATCTTCAGCTACCGCGAAGTGGACTCCGGCAGGATAGAACACTCGGCCTAATAGATCATTCGCAGAAAGCAGTCTTTTCCCGCAGAAGTAAATAGAGGCAAATACGACACATTCAAATTGGCGATCCATACCCGCCTTCTTCATCCTCAAGAAATCGGTCTCATCATTTATGTCCTGTTTACAGTCAGAGTATTTCTCAGTTAGCTTCCATCTTTTCTTTTTGATATAGGCGCGGATCAACTTGTTCTGCTCACCGATATTATTCTCCGGTACTTCCATATTGTTGATATTGGGAGTTGCCCTAGTATAGCTGACACAAATCATACGGCGTTTCATACGGCGTTCCTCCTAGCCTTACTGCGAACTGTTTGAGCCTCTGCAGCCGCGATCACTATTTCCATTTCATCCGCATATCGGAATATGATCTCTATTTGCTCTTTGCTATAAACGACAACCTTCTCAATCAGAGCTGTCACGATTTTTCTATCCAGTGTCGTGATATTCCGATATTCCTTCATATCCTTCAGCCATTTTAGATTGGAAAGGCCCTTTACGGTAAGTCGCGATTTCTTTTCTTCGATTTTTTCGAGACTTTTTTTGGCCTCAACGATTTTTCTGTTGAATCGTTCCTGGAGTTCTTTGTAATCATCCTGAACTATCGTTCCATCATGTAAATCCTGAAAAAGACTGGTTTTAAGTTCCGTATATTTTTCAATTTCCGCGTTCAACTTGCCGACTTGTTCGTTCAGGAATTTCACTTGAAACTGTTCATTGGGGAGATTCTCTGCTGAGGCCAAAACCGTTTCCGCGTTTACCAATAGCTCGATCTGCTGGCGGATTTGCCACAGGATCATATCCTGCAGCTTCTTTGTACTGAATATATGGGAAGAACATCCTTCGCCATTTTTGTACGTAGAGCATTGATAGTAGTAATACTTCTTTTCCTTCTTTGCAGTACAGCGTCTAATCATGTTTTGGCCACAACCGCCGCAGCGTACTAAGCCAGATAACACATCTACTTTATCCTTGTTTGGAGAAGTCCGGGTGTCCAGGCTAAGCAGATATTGAACAGTATCGAAAATATCTTTGGGGATTATGGGTTCATGGGTTCCTGGCACACGAATCCACTTTGCCGCATCAATCGGTCTGCTCTCTTTGACCTTATAATTGATTTTTCGGTTTTTCCCCTGTACTGTGATTCCCAGATAGACCTCATTTTTCAAAATTCGTATCACCATGTTCGGATGCCATACGGGATTTGTACTGATCTGAAAACCAGCATTGAAGTTCAATCCGCAGAATCGCTTATACTCCATCGGCGTCAAAATTCTGTTTTCATTCAAATGCTTCGCAATCGTTCCTGCGCTGTAGCCTTCGAGCTTCATATTGAAGATCATTCGGACCACATTGGCCGCGTACTCATCAATAATAAGATGATTCTTGTTTTCCGGATCTTTCATATAACCGTATGTGGCGAAGCTCCCGATAAACTGTCCGTTCTTCCGTTTCACGTCAAGCTGACTTCTGATTTTCATGGAAAGGTCACGGCAGTAGGCATCATTGATAAGGTTTTTGAAGGGTATTACAATTTGGTCAGCATCGCTGCTCTCATTCGCTGAGTCGTAATTGTCGTTGATGGCAATTACTCGGACTCCATACATTGGGAAAGTGCGCTCCAGATACTTTCCCATCTCAATATAGTTTCTTCCAAGTCGAGAAAGGTCTTTTACGATAATACAGTCGATACGGCCTTTTTCGATTTCTGCCATCATCCTCTTGAAGTTGGGGCGATCAAAATTCGTTCCGCTGTAGCCGTCATCAACATATTCCTGGACCTTTTTGATTTCGGGATGCTTTGTTAGAAAATCATTGATGAGTTCTCTCTGATTATGGATGCTGTCGCTCTCGGCCTTGTCGCCGTCATCGCGTGACAGGCGTAAATAATCACAGCCTGCGTAAGTTGATTTCTTCCGTAATAACATAAATAGCCACTGACCTCCTTGATTGACAAACTTAACCAAGAAAATCAGTGGCAACTGAATTGCTCATTTTTTTAATTTTGACCCATCGCTATTATGGATCAATCTCGGCCATTTGTCAATACTTTAAAGTGTCAAAGTCTCAGATGTTCGTAAATAGGCAATCTTTCAGGCAGTCCTCTAGTCGACGCTTCCCACTGAAGCTGATTTTAATAACCATGCCCTTATATAGATAACAGTACGGATTTTTGATTTGTCGGATATAGTCCGCTACTCTCTCTTCGTCTGGGAGATCTGTTCTGATCTTCACGCTTTCAATATCCACCAGCTCCTTTGGATCAACCGTACGAATATCTACCTGCGCCATTTCCTGAAGTTGCTCAACGAGTGAAAGCTCCTTTTTCTCTTCCATGTCCACTTCCTCCAATTCAGAAAATGCAATTGGTGAGAAAGTTGTCCAACGCTGCTTTTTCCGAATCACTGATTGTTACGATCATTCCCTCATACCGGTAAAAATAAGGGTTGTGCGTTTGCCGCAGCAGCGACAGAGCGCGTTCCTCTTGTGTAAGAGAATCGTCAATCTCGATCTCTGCCAGATCACTGAGCTTTTCTTTTTTCAGAAAAGCCGGCTTCATACGGCGCATCTTTCCCAGCGCATCCAGCATGTCCAGGGTGCTCTTGTAGCCAAGTTCCGCTGCCAGTTCTTCTCCGTTGATTCTAAGGTGATTGTCTTTTTTCAGTTTCATGGATTTCACCCTCCTTCAATAACCCCAATCTCAGAGGGGTGTTTTGCAAGTACCTCGAAAAAAGACTTTTTCGATAATACTTGCAAATGCTAGGAGAAAGATTGGGGTTAATGAGAGAATGTTTTCCCGGTCGATTTTTGTAAGGGAGCGCGAAGCAACAATTTTAGAGCAAGATACGGCTATCGAATAC